TAACAATGGAATTATTAGCAGAGACCGCAAAGTTTGCGAACTTATACTCCCAATCCATTGATATAGTGCGAGCAGTTTGACCATCATAAGCTCCAGAAAGAGCAATACCATGGTTAGCTTCTGCAGTAAGAGCATCAAGGTTTGTACCAAGAGCCTTGCCTGAAATAGTGCTGTTAGCAAGCTTACCGTTTGCAATAGAACCAGCGAGCATAGCATTGGTAATACCAAGAGCCTTAACTCTTAGAGAGTCACTATTTTCTTCGATTGAGCTATCATCAACGTTTACAGAGAGTACACCAGCATTGTGACCAAGACCAGCACCAGCAACGCCAGATTGGACCTTTACAGCACCAGCAGCAGAAAGTACCTCTACATTGTTGACTTTGTACAATTTGTTTGAAGCAATTGAAAAGTGCTCTGAAGACGCCCAGTTATCACCAGTTGCAGCAAAGGATAATGTCTTGTCACCATCAGATGACTTGACCGTGATTCCACCACCATCGACAGCAGCATCATCACCCATTCCAACAGCAAGCTCCATCATTTTGTCGTCAATTTGAACAATTGTTGAGTTAACAGTAAGTGTATCACCATCAACCTGCAAATCACCCTTGACTACAACCTTACCATTTATATGGTTACCAATTGTAAGCACATCTCCATCAGCCTGTGAGCCGAAGAGGGTGCGGTCACCAGCAGCAAAGTCAAGAGCAGTCAAACCAGCAACAGCAGTTTGGGATGCACCAAGATCACACTCGGTTGTACCGAAGGTGACGCTATCGTTGACAAGCTTAGCATTTGCAATAGAGCCAGCGAGCATAGCATTGGTAATACCAAGAGCCTTAACCCTAAGAGTGTCACTATTTTCTTCAATTGAGCTATCATCAACGTTTACAGAGAGTACACCAGCATTGTGAGCAAGACCAGCACCAGCGACAGCCGCCTCAAGACGAATACCACTATTACCGTTGAACTCAAGACCACCAGCAGCATCAAGTATAACTGCTAAATCAGAAACAGCAGCACTTCCGTTGTAGGAAGTCATTGAAATACCAGCGTTTGCATTTCCAGTAAGAGCATCAAGGTTATTACCAAGAGACTTTCCTGAAATTGTACTTGCAGCAAGCTTAGTGATTGTAATTGCAGCATCATCTTTTACCATCGCATCAACAATACCCTGAGCCTTAACTACGAGGCTATCACCAGATGCCTCAATTGAGCTTGAATCTAAAGAATCAAGCTTTAATTGTTTTGAACTTATATCAGCCATTTTATTTTCTCCTATAAAATGAAAATTAATACTTTAAAGTAATCATTTACTTCAAAGCTGACATAAAATAACTTAACTAAACAATCCCTAAGTCTTACTTTTTAGAAAGACTCTTAAAAAAAGTAACGATTTTATTATATATGATTACAGCCTTATTTAAAGCAAGATATACAAATCCAATAGGATATATTCGACTCAAACCCCTATATATCTTGTATTTATCACTATCTAGTGTCATAAAGTTAATTTTCTTTATAAGAGGGCCAACCATACTTGATCCGCCCTTAATTAAAAACCTTTGCTCTCCGTCTAAAAGCATCACTTCCAAAATCGTCTCGCCATCTTTTATATAGAATGAATTATCAACAACAAGTGAAGCTTTTTCGCCATCCATAATAATAAGATCTCCTGGTAGTGGTAGAACAATTATTTTACCATTTGATTTGAAAAACCAATACTTTCCATTATTAAGAACCTTCATTATAATAACTTTCCTATGTTCTCTATCTCATCATCTAAATCATCTGCGACAACATTACTTATAAGCTCTTCTGTTTTTGAATCTAAAAAATCAGATGCCTCTGGGCCCAGATCTTCATCACCTTCCGATTCGGGCTCTTCTGAAGCGATAGGCTCCTCTAAAGCGGTTCGCTCTTCTGAATCAGCCAAGTCTTCTAACAACTCCTCGTTATTATCTTCAAACTCTTCATTTAGAGCACTAAGAACTCCCACAAAATATCCGTGTACATTCGATGATGAAATTGATACTATATTGACCATAAGCTTGTCTTCTTCGCCAAATATATTCAGATCATCGCAGCCTTCCAGTATTATATTTCCATCTACAATCGGGTCTCTTTTGATGCTATTACAATAAATCTCAGTTTGCTCACCCGGAATAAGCGATACGATAACTTTTATTATATTTTTATCTTCCATTTTAACTCCTTTGTTTTTCTAACCTTAAAAGTAATATTATATGTTTTCAAATTAAATTATTATTTGGATATTTTTTGAATATATAGATTCAAAATTTGTTTTCTTTGTTCTTCATCATCTTTTTCTCCCCATATCCAGGGATAAGTATTTTTTATTTTTTTTATGTCATCTTCTATTTTTAAGCAGTTTTTCTTTAAAATTAAAATTTCATTTTCATCAAGAGGTGGTATATCTATATATAATTTAGATGCACATTCTAAAAAAAAATAAAGGTCTCCATCCCTAACCGCACCAGTACAGTCGCTATATATCTTTGTTAGATTACCCTTGGCCGATTCAGATAAATACGAAGCATGCTTATCTGGATGACATATTTGGACAATCTTCTTATAAAGACTTTTTAGCTTTTTGTTTAAAAAGCTACTATCTTGAGCTAAGGCCTCCCTGCGTCCATCATTATTGCTAGGTGTATATACAGATAAGCTTGTTAGGCTAGATTCCGGAGGGCTATTTGCTATAACGCCATCTTCTTTCTTCCCAATTGCTGCATCGACTTCTTTGAAGAAGTCCTCATAATACTGCAAAAAAGAATCTTCGCATTCTTTTAATTCTGCGCTTAAATATCTAGCTTTTAAAAATATAGTATTCTGCATTTGTAAATATTATTATATAACTATTTAATCAATATAAAATTGACTATGTTTAAACTAATACTTTCAACTGTTTTTAACTAGAGTACAAAAGCTTCTTTAAGGATCTAAGCTGGTTATCGAATTTCGAAAAGTCACTGCTAAAATATTCTAAAGACAAGGCATCGGCTGTTTCGTCTGTATTATCTATAACAAACTTAAATCTTCCAGTGGGTAATTTTTCAGCATTTATAAGCTTTAAGCCCTTAAATGTAAGATATGCAGCAAGTGCCAAATCTGATGTTATAAATTCTTTCATTAAGAGTTGTTCCTATAATAAATTTGTATAAACCTGTACTAATTTACAAGACTTCTTACGCCATTTCTTAAGCTATTAATAGAAGGACTTTGTCTTTTTTTTTCGCAATTCTGTATTATAATTGATCTTCAATAAGTAAATTTTTTTAATTATTTTTTAGATTTAGCCATTCTTTTGTGTATTGAGCATATATTTTTACCCTTTGGGGCCTGCCTTCTGCATTGCTCACCATCTCTTTTTATATAGGAACATTGGCTAAATTTAAATCCCTTTACATTCATATACTTAGGCTTATCTTCAACAGAATATATTTTATCCATTATAACGGCGTCACCAGGTGACTCTACGCCAACGTCTGTCTCTGCATCTAGACTCATCATAACAGGTTCGTGATTGGTTTTAATCGGCTCTACATCCATAACAACAGGAGAGCTTAGAGTCTCTTTTGTATCAATATTATCCTCTGGTTCTAGCTGTATATATGGCGTTGCGGCACCCTTTATCTCGACTTCTACGCTTGGGGTATCAGCAACGCTTGCAGCCTGCTGATTTGAGGGCAAGAGGTCGCCAAGGCCCTCTTCGAAGTCAAAGAATGTATCATATTCTTCATTAACCTCTGTGTTCATAACAACATGGTTTTTGTCGCGCCTAGAAGAAACAGCGTTTGTAGCCCTATTCTTAAGGGGCTTGCCCTTTATAAACTTCTGTCTTTTAATTAATTTTTCTGGTGTCATATCATTACCTATAATAATAATAAAAAATGACGCCCCAGAAAAACTGAGGCGCCATAACTTTTAGCTTCCTAAATGAGATTAGGCAGTGACTGTACCAGTAGCGACACCACGTGGGTTAACGATACCAATACCAACGATCTCACTAACAACCCAACCAAGCTTAAGCTGCTTGGGCTCATCAGCGGGAAGAACCTCGATGTCCTGACGGACAGGCATCACACCAACGAACTCGGGATCTGCGCAAGCAAAGACGCGGCGAGCGGGAACAACCTTGGATACGACAATGTCAGCACCAAAGATGTGTCCGTAAAGACCGGTCTGAAGAATCTCACGCTGAGTCACGGGATCGACGGATGAGTGTCCGGCACCACCAGCAGACTCCCAGTTCAGCATATCAGTAAACTCGTTGATATTCATGAAATACTTAGAAGTCACGAGGTCCCAACGGTCAACCTGCCTCTTGAGAGAAAGCAGACCCTGCTTAGAAAGCTGGTCGGTAGTAGCACCAGGGCCACCAGCGCCTGCTTCATCGAGAGCCTGAGCGGTGTTCTCACCACCAAGGTTTGCATCACCAGCAAACTGAAGAGCTGCAAAAACGTTTGCATCTTCCTGTGCCTGAATTTCCTGCCTGGCCTTCTGCTGAGCACGATCGATTACGTTGAAACGACGACGCTTAACTTCAGCAATACGGACAGTT